AAATCGTCCGGTACATAGATGTGCCTTCCCGAATCTGGCGAATACCGCCCGCCTCCGTTGCCCGCAGGTGCGATATCCATTTACAGCCGTGGTAGATTTCTGATCCATTGGTCAGAGTAAACTCGTCACCGTCGGGATCTCTGTCCTCCATCGCGCCATAGGGAAAAAACTGTTCCAGACGCACCAACCAGGGGATTTGCCCCAGTTCCGGCTCCGTTTCAGTAATTTGCCGCTGTGAGGAAAAAGAAACCACCCAACTTTGTTCCACCGCGCCGATTTTAAAAGGGATATAGACCGATGCCTGCCACCGCTCCTGCACACTCGCAATGCAGGTCGCGCAGAACAGTCCCGTCTTCCCGTCAAATTCCACAGCGCCGACCCGGCTGCGAAAGCCCGCCGTCTGCAACGCCTCTGCCGCCATAACTGACGCATCTTCGCAAGCCGCGGCTCCCAAAGTGTGAGGGCACAAAATCTTTGCCTCCACCACACTTTTTTCCTCTACCAGATCCATTTCTGCCAGCCGTACTGCCGCCACCAGCTGTGTGATCGCCGGCATTGTTTTCCCGGGATATGCCCGCTGCGTCCTAAATCCGGCAGATTTCAGGGCAGACATTGCCTTGCTGATAATCATAAGCCCCAAGTATCCGCACCGCCTTTCAGCACACACAAGCCCCACATATAAATGGGCTCATTTTTGTACATCATTTTCTCCACTTGCCGCAATTCATAGTCCTTTTCGCCATCGCTGAGCGTATCGCCAATCTGCGCCTGAGGTTCTTCTACCGGGCCAATAAACAGATACGTGTCTCCAGAGATCTCCCCCAAAGGGGAGATCTTTTTAATTGCGCTGCGTTGACTCATAGATAATCCGGGCTGCAAGAAACCCCGGAACATATAGGACTTTCCATCGTGGTGCAGTGTCATCAGCGAGCCATAACTTCTGAGAATCTTATCCACCATTTTCTGCACGCCTACACCCCCAAGAACGCAACGCTCGTTTTTACATACGGTGCCATCAGCATATCCGCCTGCGTCCGCAGGCAATTGGCTGCCAGCGTTGAACCACTTTTTCGCAGGGTCAGGTCGCCTGCCGTAAACTGCTCCAACTGTCCCTTCTCGCTGATCTCGGATATAGCCGCCACAGCATACATGCTGGCCGCCATTACAAAATCATTTAAGCAATCCTCTGGGCTCAAATTATTCCTAAGCTTACCTTCCAGCGACACAACCGCACCGCGGCAAACCGCTTCCAGCATTGCCTGATTTTCCTCCGACAGCTCCTGCGCCATAAGGCACGCCTGCGCGTAAACCTGCTTTGTCAGTGTCATACATTCAGCACGGCAGCTGCGCCATCGCAGATCTTGCCAAAGCCGCAGATAGAGGTGATAGCTGCACGCTCCAGCTGGCGATCGATCAGTTTGTCATACTCAACCAGGACATCACCGGCTCTGACCTGCTCCAGAGCATAGCGGTTATCCAAGCCAATGATCACACCGTCTGCTACCGCACCGGTGCGATGCAGTGCAGCGCCCAGAGGTGTGGTCAGCTTGCCGGTACCCTGGAAATTCAGGCCGGTCAGAGGATTCTGCAGCTCAGGAATCTTCAGCAGCTTGGTCATTGTACCGGTAGAGCACAGAATGGTATTCATAGTGTACGGATCAAACTGGCCCCAGAATTCCACCATCTGGTCGTAGCCCAGAGTGCCGGCGGTGCCGGAGATGGGGCTGCTGCCAACACTGTACTGCGTAGCAGCATTGTCGTTGCCGTCGCCGTTAATAATGACATTGACTGCATCAGCCAGCTGCATCTTCTGGATGTGAGCGCCGATCTGGCGCAGCATCACACTAAACAGATCCAGCTTCTGGAATCGGATAGCTTCGTAGGATGCCACCAGCATACGGCCGCGCTTGGTCAGGCTGACCAGATGCTCCTTGGTCTTGACCTCGGTGGTAGGGATCTCCGCACCCTCAGCAACATCCTTCAGTTCCTTATCCTCATCGGTGGGATTGGAGTAGATGGAGCGGTAGTCCAGAGAGTCGATCACCGTGGTGGTAGCGGTAATGGCAGGCAGGATGTCGTTCTCCTCCATACCCTGACGGACGGTGCGTGCGATGTACTCGGGGAACAGCACAGCGCTGTCCATAGTGCGGAAAAATTTCTCTACAGTGGAAGAGCCTGCACCCTTAGCCCGGATACCAAATCGCTTCAGCTGACGCTGAAAGGCATCGGTGCCCTCCAGAGCAGTGCCGCGATAATTTTCGCTGGGATCAAGAGATTCCAGCACCTGGGTAAAGTTCATGCCCTCCTGACGGTACATGCCCTTTTCCAGTTTCAGATTGTCGTAACCCATTTTTCATTTCCTCCTAAATAAAAAGTATATGGTCACCGGTTTTCCGGTAAAACCTTAAATCATAAAACCGCTCTCAACTGCGGTTGCCTTTTCCTGCCCGCCGAGCAGCTGGCACTTTCCCGGCATCAGCTCCCCAACGCGACCCTCCAGTGCTTCCTTCAGTTTCATCAGATCCTCCGCCGCAGCCTTGTCCACCACGCCGCGAAGTACCGGTTCAGCCGCACCCAAATCCAGCACCAGGCATAGCCGTACCACATCATCACGCAGCTGTTTTTCATAGAGCTGACCCAACTGGGCCTGCTTGTGCAGCGCCCGGTACTCCTGCTGCGCGCCAAACTCATCTGCCAGTTCTTTCAGCTTCTTCCCCTTGCCCAGTCCCTTGATCACACCGGCATCGCGCTGAGCAGGCACCGCTACGAAAGAAAATTCATAGGCATCCATTGGCTCCTTCAGGATGCCACTGCACAGCTGCCCATCGTAATATTCACCCTTTTGATGCCCACATTCGCCGTAGTCACCGCCGCAGATAGAACAAACGCAGCGACCCATAGCGCAGCCAACGCTGACTTCCTTCTTAATGCCGGCCTCAATGTCCGCAATGACCTCATCTGCATTGCCTCCCCGGCGAATGTACGCCCAGGCCTTGATATAGGTGACCTCTTCTTCCTTCACCACTTCTGCTGCAAAAATGCGAGCCACCTGAGAATCACTGCTCCACTTGTGATCGATGATGCCAGTCTTACCGATAAACAGCTTCGCCAGCGCCGGCAGTGCCGCGGTGTCAAACCGTTCGCCATCCCGATCCACCTGATCGTCGCAAAGTCTGACCGAGAAAACATAGACTTGCTCCTCGCTCATTTTCGCCCTTGCCTGGGCGTTGATGGCCTCCAGCTGTGCAGCCGTCGGCACGCCGCTGGCGCTGACTTGGGTTTCTTTTTTGATGTCCATAATCTACCTCCTCATTTTTCCGCTTCCTTGCGGTATTTTGCGGCTTGCGCCATATAAAGATCTGCTCTGGCTTCCTCTGTAATATCCTGCAGGCTGATGTCATTCCATTCAATCTCCACGCGGTCATCCAGCCCCTCCAGTGCCAGGAAGGTCTTGCACACCTTCCGTACCACCGGCTCTACCGTTCTGCGTAGCGCCCACAGTTCACTGGTCAGAATGTCCGCCTGCTGCGTGCTCATCCGCTCGGTAGTGCTCCAGTTTAAGCCCAGCAAGAAGGGCGGCAGTCCGGTCTTGGCCACCAACTGCTCCAAAATCTGCCTTACCGGCACTTGGGAATCCAGGATCGGCGCTTCGCCACCGATCACCTTGATCTGCACATCTCCAACCGCAACAAAGTCCCGAACCGTTCCGTTCTTGCTGTCCTCCATCGCCCTTGCCCATTCTTTGGCAATCTGGCTACCCTGTTCCTGTGCCATAGCCGGGTCCATATTTTCGCCGCCCTTACAGATGACACTGTAGCGCACATTTCCGGCTCTTTCCCAGTTGGCTCCAATGGCGGCATAGATCTTCATCAGCGTTTCCGCTAAGAACGGCATTCCCCGGAACAAACTGACACCGTAAGGATGCCCCGGCTCGGGATTGAGTGTGGTAAACAGCAACAGATGCTGGTACGGCAGCGGGCGGAGCATTCCGTGCTGATCCTGCCCATACAGCACCACATCCAGCGGGCTGTCCCCCTCGTGCGCCTGCAGCTTTGTTACATCTCCCCAACAAATCGCCTGCAGTTTATCGCCAGCCACCACCATTTCACCCACCGCGCGGCCAACCGTCAGCAAACTGTCCACATAACCGCTCAAAAAGCTGTCCATACCTACCTGTCCGTGGCCGCAAGGCACATTCTTCAGAAAATGCTCCAGCTTTTTCTGGGCCAGTTCACTTTTGCACCGCACCTGAAATCCACCGCTGAGGCGCACCAGCTTGCCAACCGCCGCATCCAGCACCGGGATCGCCTCTCTTAGTTCCCGGTAGATCCGTTCCTCTCCGCCACCCAGCGGCACAAATCCCCGCAGCGCCCCAAAGGGATGGCCGGTACTGGTTCGCAGCTGACAAGCTTGCGCCGCCACCGCTGTTTCCTTCCGTTTTCGTTTCAATATGATTCGCTCCTTTCAAAATTGTACTCGTTTTTATCATTCCCGCTTTCTGTCCACCGCGCAGACCGCAAAACCGGTTTTCTGCCGATTCAGCACCGTGGCCACGAAATAGCGCATATCGTCCATGGCGTGATCGTTTTCTTTTTTTACTCGATCGTGATTCTCGCTGCTTAAATCCCAAACATAGCTATCCATTTCCAGCAGGCAGTCGCTGCATCCCTCGCAGATCACGATCCTACCTTCCTTCAGCGCATCAGAGGTCTGCCGAATTCCGGACAAAACATCATTTTTTGCTTTCATCACACGCCAGCCCTTTCTGCGCAAGGCTTCAATAAAACTGGCTGCCGACGGGTCGGCAATTACCGCCGTAATATTCCGCTCTCCCGCCAAATT